GAGAATTACTCCTTTTTCTAGATCTGGTTTTATCCCCAGCTGACTTTTTCATTTCTTCCGTCCAGCTTTCCGCCCGGGACCGGTCTTCCCATGTATACTCGCAGGTATGACCGTCACGAAAAACGAATACTAAATCGTTAGGGTATCGTGCAATGATATGGTCGATCTCTTTATCAAAGAGTTCTTTATCAAACTCGGGTATTCCCTGCGCTTTCATGGAGAATTCGACCAGAGTTGACTCTGGTATTTTTTTGCTGAGGCAGAAGTCCTTCCCTTCCGCCGAGTAGGTGCTGCAAACGTACCCTGGTGTTCCGTTTGTGTTCTTCCGAATGAAGTGCCTACCACAATGTGAGCAGATGATTTTCCGCCGAAATAGCTGGTTCTCCATTTTCGTTTCTGGACGTTTAGCAGCTTTCTGTTTACCCTCCATACGCGCCAACGCGCGTAGATAAGTATCAGCATCAATGATCGCGGGATGCGCATTTTCGACCAAATAGAGCGGTAATTCGCCATGGTTCTTTTTCGCGCGTTTGGATAGGTAGTCTTTCGTGAACGTCTTCTGTAGGAGTTGATTACCGGTATACTTTTCGTTCCTGAGTATTTCCGAAACCGTAAACTGCTTCCATTGTCCCCCTTGTTCGCAGGGAACGCCCTCGAGACGGAGCCGTTTCGCGATCAAGGTAGCGCTGTCGCCGGCAAGGTATTCTGCGAATATTCTTCTTACGATCTCCGCTTTGTAATCGTCGATTGTGACCTTGCCGCGCTGTATCGTATAACCGTACAATTGGCACCATCCGCTGATTTCGCCCTGTTCGAACTTTTTTCGAATCCGCCATTTTATATTCTCTGAAGCGGATCGGCTTTCTTCCTGTGCATATGAAGAGAGGATGGTGAGCATCAGTTCACCATCCCCTGAATTACTATAAATGTTCTCCCGTTCAAAGAACACATCCACGCCTCTTTGCTTCAGTTCACGTAGGATATTCAGCGTATCCAGCGTGTTTCGCGAGAATCGGCTAAGCGACTTCGTGATCACCATGTCGATCTTTCCTGCATAGCAATCGGAAATCAATCGCTGAAATTCTGGACGATTGTCTTTCGTGCCTGAGAGACCCTCGTCCGCATATACCCCAACGTGGATCCATTGCGGGTTTCTCTGTATATGCGCGCTGTAGTAACTGACCTGAGCCGCCAAGGATTCAACCATAGCCATTTTATCATTAGAAACGCGAGCATAGGCAGCCACCCGCATTCGTTGCGGGATCACCGGAATCGTTGGCTGTACTTTGTGGATCACTCGATTCATACCTATGCTCCTATCATGTGGCATATTAGCTCTCATTCGGCGCTTTATCAACAGATGTTTTCAGCAAGATACTTCCGATCGGTGGTCGATGTTTCTCAATCATGAGACCATGAAAAGCTTCGTGTTCAGCCTGGGAAATCAAGCCTTTACGCATCATGCAGTTAGCCGCCGCCATCGAAACGCGATAGCGCAACTCCCGTTCAAACTGCTCGTTTGTCATGTGTTTTCTTATCCCCAAAGCGAGCATGTATATAGCAGGCATGGCAGCAGTATTTTCTGTGATTCTTTTCATAGCACTCGAAATCACGGCCGCAGAAAGCACACCTTGCTTTGACGGCGGACTTCAAACTCCGATTGTCTTGATGCTGTGTCCACCATGTTCTCCGGCAAAGATCTGAACAAAACTGTTTTCGTTTGCCAGTTGCATTCTGAACAAGGGCTGCTCCACATAATTTGCAGTGTTCAGCATCGTGATTCTCCCCTGTGACCTCAGCTGGCTGGATCCCCATTCTCTGGCAGATCGATTTCACCGTATTCCGGGAAATGCGTAGTTTGTCCGAAATCTGCGTATAACTCATACCTTCGAACCGTAAGCGCATGATTTCTTCTCGTTCCTTTTGTTTCATATCTCCTCCAACGAAAAAAGGAGCGCCTCGAAAGACGCTCCCGTTTCCCCGATATACAGTTGTTGTTTATTTCATTCCTGCAATCAAATGTTCCGCCGTACCCGTGATCAGCGCCGAGATATCAACCTGCGCAGCGGTCAGCACATCCATTGCAGAAGCGGAAAGCTTCGCGGTGGTTTTCTCATAGAGCAATTGACCGAGTTGAGCGATCTCTTCCTTGGTCAATTTACCATCCTTGTGCGCGGCCTTCATGCCGTCCACGACAGACTGTTTCAGCTCACCAACCGTGATCTGCGCGAGCTTGATCAGTTCCTGCTGCGCGTGGTTCACGGTATCGAGTTGGGTCGCCTTGCCGAGCTTCGCGGTCAGCCACGCGCCAAACACGCCAATCAGCGCAATAAAAAATGCCGCGGCAATGTTCACGGCATTCTCGATCAGGATATCTGCGACGGTTGCGTCGGCGGTTCCACCAGTGTCCGCCAGCGCGATGACAGGCAGTGCGAGCATCAGGAGCGCGATCAGGACCAGAATCAGTTTCTTTTTCATTTGAGTTCCTCCTAGATTGATGTAGCCTGCTCCGAAGCAAGCTCATGGACAAAGTCTTCATATTCCTCTTGCGCGGTTTCGGCTTTCTCACGTGCGGTCTTCATCTCACCATTGGTTTCGCCGCGCTCAACGGCAATCGCCGTGGCAAGCGATAGCGATAAACTCGCATCCTGCATCTTCATGGCGAGCTTTGATTCCTTTGCGCGAATTGCGGCTCGCTTTTCTGCCTGTTTTCGGTCGCGTGTCATTCGAACTTCCAGCCAAACGACAAGCAGCGCAAACACGCCCGATATGATCTCCCCGATGTAATCCAACTCCGTTCCCCCACTTCTATTGATTCAAGAGCTTGCAGCGTCCGCACTTGTGCCAGTATCCGCTGCCGCCTTGATTGATTCCCTCCACAACGACACCGACATCGCGACCTTTCGCGTGGATGACCATGCCACGTCCCAGATAAAGCCCCACATGCGTTTCATCTTCGGCATTCGTGGTACTGTTGCGGAACAGAAAGTCGCCGGCGATCAGTTCGTTACGCGCGACCACATCGCACAACGCCCAAAGTCCATCGCAATTCTTACGATCATCCCAAATCCCGGTCTCGCGCATGAGCCAGGAAAGGAAACCGGAACAGTCATGCGCCATGAGATTGGCGAACCCTGCTTTGTACTGGCTATCGCGGAACGTGATTGCGCGTGCGAACTCCTCATCCATCGCTTGAATCTTTGAATTTGACAGGTCGGTCATGCCGGATGCGCCCCAAACATACAGATCCCCAATACGCGTAAGCGCCAGTGCGCAAACAGCGGTCGATTTGTCCGATACCGTATCCTTTGCGATCGGCTCCGCTTCTGTTGCCGTGTCGCCGAACAGCGCCGCCCACGTTTCCTTCCCTATGACCCCGTCGACGGTCAGCCCAGCTTGCGCCTGAAACCGCTTCACAGCCTCAAGCGTGTCCGCGCCGAACGTCTTCTTGCTAACCGTTGTAATGTGGTCGCCGTAGAACCCAAGCTCTAAGAGCTTTTGTTTGCAAAAAAGCACGTCCTCACCGGACGTGCCCTTCTTCAAATTGCGCGTAAATTCCATTACTTCCTCCGTTTCGGATCAGATAAATTCATCGTTTCTTCATGGTATTTCAGAGAAAAATCTGCTATGATGCAGGTACATCAAAGCTTGCATGGTATACACAACCTACCTACCCGGTATGTCCCAATCCCTAACAAGATTTACCATGCAAATTAGAAAGGCACTCTTCCCCCCGGCTGAGTGCCTTTCGCTATTTTGGGGCACTCCGCAAGGGGTGCCCTTTCTATTTCTTGCAAGCCCTATGTCGTCCTTTTCCAGAAATAGCATGTGATATAGGGCTGAAGGTTGTTGTGCGCCGCGCCGCTGCCGTTACTGCCAACTGAACCGGACACGGAGCCCGTGTGATCATGCGACCCACCAGACCCGGTCGTCTGTCCGCTGGTTGTTCCACCATTCGTCATATAGTAATAAGTAGAAGCAGATCCGCTGCCGACTTTATACGAACCCGCCGATGCCTGATGGGTATGCGCGCCATTGGCGTTCACCGTCACCGAACCACTGAACGAGTGGTTGTGTGACGGCAACTCCGCTGTCGATAGCGTGTGCGTGTTCGCACCGCCAGTTTTCTCTACAGTGCTGAAGTTCGTGTCTGACGCGTTCACACCAACAGGTACTCTACCCGTTCCCCAACGTACCCAGGTGCCGCCGAGGAAAGTGCTCTCATCCGCCGCGGATACCGTCATACGAATGCTTCCTATCGGGAAAATCAGGTTCGCCAACCACTGAACGCTCGAAAAGGCAACGCTATCGTCAAACTGCACATTCTCGCGGAATCGCGCCGGCCAGCCGACATCGAAGCTGTCCTCTTCGGCGACCTTGCCAACCGCGAGTCCTCGGCCGGTGCTGCGCACGGAGAGAATGACTTCCGCCGTACTCAGGTCGATATATCCGTATGCTTCACCGAAATAGTCGCCGAGCGTTACTCGAATATCGTAGGTGTACTGATTTGAGAGGCTTCCGCCGATGCGATAATTGCCGTTGACTGCATACGTGGGCAACGTGAACGTCGTATCAGAATAAACAGATTCGCTCTTGCGCTTATACCCAATCTTTAGTACGCGGAGATTCTTGTTGTTCACAGAGGAGATCGCGCCGGTCACCGCAACAATAGCGTAAGTGCCAGTGTTGCTGGCGTTGCCTGCAGCGTCGCACCGAAAGACCGCAACGGACTGCACGGACGGCGCGTCATATGCCACGACTTCGAATGCGTTGGTCAGTATCGTGGTTCGGCCTCGGCTGTCCGTAATCGTCACACGGATCGTGTTCGTTCCAGCGGTGGTCAGTTCATTCGTCGAAAAGGAGTTGCCCGAATACGTCGCGCCGTTGACCGTGGTTGAGACGGACGCTATCGAAGAACCATATACGCCGGCAGACGATATCGTGACGCTCAACTTGCTCTTTCGCTGTACAAAACAACCAAATTGCGTTGCCAGCCCCGCCTCCGCTTCCGAGAATGAAAGCGAGCCGGTCGGTATGACACTTACCGGAATCACGGCGGATATGCTGACCTGAGTTGTACCAAGAAGTACCCCATTGGAGTAGGTATCGCAATACAATGTTCCGCCGACGCTCGTCGCATTCGGCGCAGCGTTGGCTTCGTCCAGTGATGGTGTCCATGAGATGTTCGTCGCTGAGGTTTGGGGCGCGATTGTCGTTTCCGCGCGCGAGCCAAATTTCGCCCGCAGGGTATGTACAAACGCGCTCGACGCCGGTGTGAGCGTAATTGTCGCCGCGCTGCCGAGCATGACGGCGGAGACGGTGGGCGTGGTAATACGCGGGATCGCCGGCAGCGAAATGACCACGCTGCCATTTGCAGTTCCGATTGATGCGGAGTAGGTGCAATTCGCTGTAAACGCCAGCGTGATCTGCTTTGTTCCATCCGAGTTGTGGCTGACCGTGCATTCGCCATATGCGTCGCTTTCCGAGCTCGCATTGTCGGTAAGGATCATCAAGTACTGGTAGCCCAGCGCTGTGTCATACGGCTCCTGATACTGCGTGATATATTCGTTGCGGTAAGGAATCCGCGAGATGGCGAATCCTCTGCCAACGCGGTTATAGACAGAGCTTCCTTCAACCGATACGCTCATCGCGCCGCGCGCATTCGAATCGATGTTATTGCAATAGACATCGAACTGCGAGGTGTTGCCCGAGGTCGCCAGAAACACATGGAAGCGGATGGTTGACGTGTTGTTGGTGACAGACTGCGAAATCACCTTATATTCCATCCAACAGGATATCTTGCTTGCCGCCGTTCCAGAAAGAGACCCGTTTACAATCGTGTATCCATCTTTGATCGACTCATACGGCCAATTTGCCATATCCTTACCCCGCGATCTTTTTGAAGTTCAGATTGCCGCTCTCGGGCACCCATGCATAACCGCCAATCCGCAGCGACGAAAGCACCTGTACGTCGTTAACGAATAACTTGCCCGCTGAAAAGTAGGCAATCGCACTGTCGGTTGTCACACTGTCCTCGCTGCCGGAAAAGAAGTAGAGAACATCGTTCTCCAGCTTAAGCTTGATTGCTGACGTACTCTTCCCGATGACGATCCCGGATGAGATCAAGCGGATGAAACTGCGCACTGACTCGAACTGCTGCGAGGTTTCACCGTTCAATGTCGAGATACGACTTGCCGTTTCCGTAAAGTTCGCCTCGATCGTCCCTGCCATGATGGAAAACGACGTCTGTATCGTATTCTGCAGCGCGACGAAGTCCTGTGTTCGGACATAGTCCTCCAGCGCGGTCAGTATAATCTGCTGCGCGGATTGCAGGATCGAGGTGTTCTGCGTGATCTGCTCCTGCACGATTTCTTTGATTTCGCCATGCGTCGTATAGTCCGCTTCGATCGATTCGATGCGGTTCTTCACCGAGGTGTTCTGCCGGATCTCTTCGCCGATCAGAGAAGGTCGAGAATCGCCCAGCACGATGCCCGTGCTCGCCGGGTTATTTAGCGGAATCGTCAGCTCCGACAGCACATACGTTTCTTCCGGGCAGAGCGTACCACAGGATACGACCACCTTATCGAGGAATTGTAACGACTCTACGCTCACGTCGGTATTGTGTAGATCGACCGCAGAGAGTTTGATCGTTTGCTTGAATCGCGCGCCAGTTCCGCTCAGCCAATCGCGACCTTTGTTCATGAGGATTGTCGCGTCGGTGATGTCATCCCACGTGGTCAAACCAGACGGCGCGAAGATCACCCCATACTCGGCAGCAAGAGCCGGATCGATCAGGTAATCCTGCCCCTCGTTCACGCTCGCTATCGTAAGCCGCGCTTCACTCTCCGATTCCGGATCTATATCCCGCAGCGCTGCACCAAGCGGAACACATGCGGTGTAGGTTTCAGAAGCGTTTCTGCTCAGAGCTAGGTCGATCAGGTTTTCTCCGAATTCGATCCGCTGGGTCGATGTATCCGGCACGCCGGTGAGATAGTCCAGAACCGGATTTACATTCTCGTCATATCGGACGATCAGGTAGCCACCGAGCGAGTCTATTAGACATGTCTTCATTATCTGCCAAGCGGAAAGATAATCTTTCGTCGCGATGCTGACCGAGCCTACAAGATTACAGTTCCCTAAGACAAATCGCTGATGCGCATTCACCTGCGCGTTGTGCTGGCTCAGGATGTATGCCCATACTTCAGTCGCTGTGCCATCCGAAGCAAATGGGCGAAGGATACTATCCAGTAAAAATGCCAACGTCCCTTCAACCATAACCTTACGGTTTTCGTACAGATCGCGCTCGTCCTCGATCGCTCGCCCGACCCAGATCAGGACATCGTCTCGATAGACCTTAATGCGGCTCTTGAGCTTTTCCAGCACCCCATAATGCGGATGCTCTTTCGGAATTGTGAACGTCAACTCACCCGGCTCGTTCTTCTTCTGCGTCAACTCCGGCTCGAACACGAACAACTCTGGCAAGCGCGGATCGTAGAGTACAAAGGAATCGCAGAGAATGCGGTACATTACAGCGCTCCTTTCCGGTAGGTGAACGTGACTCGTCCCGTGCCAGTTATCTCAATCTTCGTGTCACCCTCCATAAGTGCCAGCGACGGTACGGTGTGAGTTCCGGCGGGAAGTGTCACAGAATAGTCCTTTCCGTCTATCGTGAACGCTAGCGCCATCTCCGCAGATACGGTGATCAACGGCACGACAGGCATGCGCATGTTCGTCAGTGTCACGGTTGCACTGCCCGTAGGCAGAACCGTGATCGCGGTCTCAAATTGTTCCAGCTTATACGGCTTCGCGCGGCACTCCAGCGACAACTCGCAGTAACCCCAGTGCCGTTCCACATCTTCGATCGTGATTCGCGCATCGTAATAGAAAGTCGGGTCGCGGTCAAAGATCACGTTCATTCGCCGCCCGTGGATGTCCGCTGCAAATGCGGAAATCAATGTGTCGAACGGCGCGAGGGCGTATAGCGTCAACTCAATGACCCGATCGGCATATCGCACCGTACCGAACGCTTCCGACAGGTCAAGCGCTCCGTCGCGTCCGGGGATCTCGACGAAGTTCGTCTGCGGCTCCGGCATGGGGATGGCGTAGGGCGCGACGATCAGACCGTAGTCCGCGCGCGCCCATCTGGTTCCAAATCGAATATCACTCACACCAACCGCTCCTTTCGTCTGCGTATCGCGCCGAGCGCGTCGTCCATTGCGGGCGCGAGCCAGCCGATGGTCGCGCCGGTGTCGGCAACCAGCTGCATCCCCGCGAGCTGCGGCAGATACCGCCGCACTTCGCCGATCAGCACGTCCAGCTTCTGCGACAGCAGGTCGCTTGTACCGCCGATACCAATACTGTTCGGCAGGTTCGTCAGCACATCGATCGCGCCGACGTCCACGCTGGTTGGGATTGCGCTCTGGATCTGCTTGTTCACGTCCTCCATGGCGTCGGTGAAGCCAACACCAACACCCTCGCCCATGTTCTCGCCGATTCCGGCGAAGACCTTGGAGGGCGACGCGATACCAAGCGCTTTCTTTGCGCTTTTCACGATATTGGAGAAGAAGTCGCGCACCTTTGAAGCCAGCCACGAGGCCATGCTCTTGATGCCTTCCCAAAGCCCACTGACGATATTCTTTCCGATTTCCACTACGGATGACACCGATTGTCCGAATCCATTCAGGATCGCGGAGACGATCTGCGGCAAGGCGGCGATCAGTTGCGGCAGCGCCTTGATCAAGCCAATCGCGAGCTGAACCGTGAACTCGATGCCCATGGCCATGAGGGTGGGAAGATTCTGCATGAAGAAGTTGATGATTCCCGTGATGAGCTTCGGCAACGCCTCGATCAGTTTAGGCAGCGCGCGGATGATGCCCTCCGCTAATCCTTTCACGATCGAAAACGCCGCATCCAAAATCTTGTCCATGTTGTCGAACAGCGTTTCGCAGATGAGAAGCACCGCCTCAATGATCGCGGGGATCAGTGTCGGCAGCGCGTCACCAATTCCCTGCACGAGTGATGCAATCATCTGAATCGCCGCCTCCACCAACGCTGGCAGCATATCGACAATCCCCTGCGCGAGTGTAGTGATCAGCTGCATCGCGCCGTCCGTAAACTGCGGTAGCGCAGTGATCACTCCCTGTAACAGCGTCATGACAATGCCGGATGCGGCGGAGATCAGCGTCGGTAGATTCGCCGCCAGAGCGCCGCCGATTGCGCCCACGATACTCATGCCAACCTGTACAAACTGCGGCAGACTGCCGAGAATCATGTTTGCGATCCCGCCGACTGTTTCGCCGAGCACGACGGTGATCTTGTCGAAATCGCCGCCCGCCTCGGCAAGCCCCGAGGTGAAATCGCCAAGCAGGGAAACGCCATCGTCGGCAAGTGTCTGTAATTGCGGCAGTAGAACCGTTCCCATTACCCGCTGCGCCGCCGCTGCGCCCTGCTTGAGTCGCTGCACGGAATCATCGAATGCACCGAATTTCTCGATAGTTTCCTCGCTCAGCACCGCACCCATTCGTTTGGCTTCATCGGTCAACGCCGCGATGCCCTCGCTACCCTGCGCGATGAGCGGATTCAGATCCTGTGCGCTTTTCCCAAAGAGCTGCATGGCCAGCGCGTCACGCTCTGTTTCGTTCGATACCTGGCCAAGCGCATCGATAGCATCCCAGTAGACGTCCTCGCTGTCTCTTAGCGACCCGTCCGCGTTGGTTACTGAAACGCCGAGGCGGTCGTATGCCTTGGCGAACTGCTCACTGCCCCCGGCGGCGTTGGACATGGACTTCACGTTCTTCGCCATGGAGCCGGTCAGGGTATCCAGCGACACATCTACAAGGTCGGCGGCGTAGGAGTATGCCTGCAATCGTTCCACGCTCATGCCAGTGATGGAACTCTGAGTCAACATTTCGTCGGCATATGCCGCAGTGTTGACCGTCATATCGACCAGCGCTTTACCCGCTGCAACCGCCGCCGTGCCGATCGCCGCCATAGCCGCGCCAAGCGCGACGCCAATGCCCTTGACGACCGAACCCAGCTTATCGAACCGCCCACCCGCATCGTCTGATTGATCGGCGGACTGTTTAATCTCGTCGCCGAATTCGTCCGCCTGCTTGCTAGCTGAATCAAGGTCGTTCGCTGTGCTCTCCAGCGCGGTTTCGTTCGCACCTAACTCGCGCTCCATACCGTTGAGAGCGGCTTTGGCGTTGTTGAGCTGAACCTGCCAAGACTGGGTTCGCTTATCGTTCTCCCCAAAAGAAGAAGCCGCGTTCTGCAACGCGGCTTCGAGGGTTTCGACCTTATCTTTTTGAGCGTCGATCTCTTTTCGCAGGACTTGGTTTCGGGAAGTCAGAGCACCGACCGATTTGTCCTGCTTGTCGAACTGTGAGGTGACGAGGTTCATCTCGCTCCCGAGAACCTTAAATGATTGGTTGATCTCAGAGAGCGCTTTCTTGAATTCTTTTTCGCCCTCAATCCCGATCTTGAGTCCGAAGTCGGATGCCAATGAATCACCTCCCAAGGAAAACTGGGCATAAAAAAACGACCCGAAGGTCGTTTTGATTATATTGCTTGATTATTTCAGATGCATCGGTACTATTTGATCAAGCTCCTCATCCGAAAAATACTGTTCTTCTTCCAGTTTTAGAGCCTTTTGCGCTTCATGATAACTTTTCTTCGATGTTGGTAATGCATCTTTATATATTTCATATGTCTCTTTTTGCAAGGCATCTCTTCGAACGATTATATCTGCGCTGTCAAGTATATCGAAATCGGTTAACAATGACACGAATCTTTCTCTTATTAACCAAAGATCGTCACCAGTTTTCCTATGTTGTTTCATTTCGTCAGTGAGGTTTATCTCTCGAATAAAAAGGTTGAGAGCTAATAGCGCAGTCGAGAATACGCCTCCCAACCAAACAAGCAAGATTTCGTTAGTAATAAGAGATCCGAGAAATCCACCAGTTGAGACTGCTGACAATACTATTTGTAATGTTTTAATAACACGAAATTTCTTACACAGTCTATCAGCATGTTTGTATTGGGTCGTTTGCGTATAGATTACTCTCGCCAATGCCTCCCTAATTTGTTTTAATACTTTCTCTTTATGAAGCTGGGAATTTGTTTCCATATATCTCCCTCCAAGTATCATGCCAAAGATAGTAGTAACCGTTTGAGTTATGAGAAATTGCCTCAAGAGTCAAGTCATATGCTCTTTGTGCTTCACTTTTAAACGTATATTTCTTCGTTACTATTTCGTGGGATCCAAACTTCAACCAATAGGATTCATCAGCATGGTCTGTCAAATACTTGAAAAAATCGCGTGACATCCAATCAAAATAAATTTCGCTCTTATCTCTGTAAGCGTATAAGCATAAGAAGTCGTAAGCAAGAGTATCAATTAATATCCCACTCATTAGAACGCGCATGTTTGTATTCCACGCACGCGCCATTCGGCAAAGCTTCGTTAAATTTTTATTGCATGCCTGATTTCTGGCAGCAAATGTCTGTAATTCAAGGCTCGGATTCATAGATTTCCAACTTCCGCCGCCGTTGGTATCAGGATAATAATACTTTCCGTCATCAAATTTGAACGCTGGAACAATTTCAAATCTAACTCCATCAGAAAAATCAATCCCAACTACTTGTCCATCTCCACTGATGCTTGAACTCGAGTATGTTTTCTGAAGCGTACTACGGACGTCTTGAAGCAACGAGGATTGACCATTCCATACATATGCATTGAATTTCGAGTATACCGTCCACGGAAGTTCAACTATGATGTCTACGTCACTAGTATATATTGCAGTTCCTCGCCCGTAGGATCCTACATATAAACTATGTGCCGTCTCTGAGTTCCAACTCCAATAATCCTGGTTAATACGTTTCGTTATTGCATGATAACGATTTCTAACGTTTGTCACAACTTCATTGCTCATTCTTAAATTCGAACAGAATTTTGAAAAATCACTTGGTACGTCTATTGCCATAGTTTCCCTCACATATCATCATTATGCGTGTTTAACTTACTATTACATTCTAACTAAACTAATGTTTTCTGTCTATCTTGCATATTAAATTCCTGGGCGAAATACATCTTCTATGAAATGCATCCCCCTGCGTGTCGCTTGATTGTTCAATTGTCGATACACCTCCCACTGGTCAAGCAGAGCGCCAAGCGGCATGAGCCAAACCTCACGCTCCGGTCGCCCCAGTAGAGTCACCCCATAGAAGATCAGTCGGGCAAACAGCTCTTCGTCGTTTGCCCGACCAACACGTTTTTTGAGGGTTCTTCCTCGCTTTCGACATAGCGTTTGGTGCCTTTGACCATCGCTTGCATGATCGCAGTCTTGTAACCGGAGAGATCCAATGGCGTGGTAAGCAATTCAACTGCTTCCTCGGTTAAAAGCTCACGCTTGTTATCCGGCTCAAGAAGGTTGTGCACGAGCGTGCTCTGATTGGCGAGCAGCGCGATCAGCCACACCACCTCATCCAGCGCCAGCTCGAAGTTCTCTGCTTTCATAAGCTTGTCGCCAAGATGCTCTAGCCCGCCGTAACGCTTCGCGATCTCTTTGGTCGCGCGGGTGGTCAGGAGCATCTCATACTCCCGATTGCCGATCTGGATCATTGCGCCTCTGTCGTTTTCCATATGCTTAACCCTCCGCCGCAAATGTCGGCTCGTAAACCTGCGTGTACCAACTCGAGATCGTCGCGGCTGGCACGCTGGTATCGTCTTCGTTGACTTCCGCCTTCCACGGATGCTTGCCCTGACCATCCAGCTTATTGCGGCGGATGATCGTTCCCTCAATCGACGGGGTCGAGAACGTGATGTTGTCGCCCTTCGTCTGCAGGTTCGTCGCGGGAATACCGAACACGACACGATAGAGCCAGAAGTAGCGGTACTTGCCGTTGCTCTTTTTCGCGCGGAAACCGATCGCGACTGGCTGACCGCCGTTCTCACTCTGAGATACCAGAACCTTGTTGTCGTCGATCTGCGACCCGGTTAGATCGCTCGCGACTGCCGCGCCGATGTTGTCGATGCCCAGCGTCAGCGTACCGCTCTTAAACTCCTTAACCACCTCGGCAGCGCCATCGTCAGCGAAAAGCGTTGCTTCGTTGATGTCGATCTTCAATTCCGCGGACATCGCCTTGGCAAGTGATACAGGCGTAGCGTATGTCTCGTCGCCGTTCGTGCCTTCGGTGATCTTCGCGTAATACAGTTTATCCAATCCGATGGTTGCCATCTAATCTTCCTCCATATACTCCTTCGCCACATCGATGGCAAAGTGGTGATAGCCCGTATCCTCTTCCAACCCGATATATCTGCGTTCCGATACTAGAAATCCCGCCGAAAGCAGCAGTCGAACGCCATAATTGCCCTTCGAAAAGAGCGATAACCGCGCTTCTTCAATGTTCATACCCGGCGCGTTATCCGAGAACAACTCAAAGTGCTCCGAGATCGGCGTAATCACGACGTACTCGTCCGGCGCGGCAGCAGAGAAAACGCCGGTCTCCACAGGGAGTCCGACTCTCTCGACGATCGTATTTAATTCATCTAGCATACTCACGGTAGATCCAGTTCCTCCTTTAGCGCCGCCTGCATAGCGTCAATACACGGTTTCCGGCTCGAGGACTTGGTCTGCTTGAGAAACGGCTTCGGGACCTGACCATGTTTTCCGTACTCAAGGAGGTTGGCAAGCATAGCGTTGCTCACGTCGCCGCGCCCCTCCGAAAAGCCAACCTTCACATCGAGGTTCCCATCGCGATCCAGCTTCGCGGGCGATACGCCGAGCGAAGCGGTAAGCTTGCCGGTCGAACGCGATTTGTGTTTCGTGCCTCGACCGATCGCCGCTTGCAGATTCGATCTCATCTTCTCCATGAC